AAAAGTTTACCTTGCTGGTAAACACACTTGGGATACCGTAACATTATCATTACGTGACGATGTTACAGGTAAAGTACAAAAACTAGTTGGCGAACAATTACAAAAGCAATTTGATTTCTTTGAGCAATCAAGTGCAGCATCAGGCTTAGATTACAAATTTACACAAAAAATTGAAATACTAGATGGTGGTAATGGACAAAACGAAGTAGGAGTTCTTGAAACTTGGGAACTATATGGTTGCTTCTTAACAAACGTAGATTACGGTACACTAAACTACGCAAACAATGATGCAGTAACGGTTGCATTAACTATACAATACGACAACGCAATTCAGTTAGGTGAAGGCGTTGGTAGCTCAACCGTAGCAAGAAACGTAAGCACATCTACTACAGGTGGCGGCTCGTAAAACTTAATATGAGATTGACTAAAAAGGAGCATTTTTTAGTGCTCCTTTTTTTATGATAAATATAATATGGCATGGCAGAACGAATATTTTGATAACTTATCATCACTAGGTAAAGTAAAAGGTAACTTGGGAGACTTTGCTCACGCAAGTGCTACATTCCTACGAAATAATCATAGATTAGCACCAAAATTTAAATTTCTTTTTCATGTTAACTTTAGTATTAATCCACAGGCATTATCACAATATAACTTACAAGATTACCTAAAAACAACAGAATTTAATCTACTAGTTGAATCTGCACAATTACCTAATTTTACATTAGATACAGAAACTTTAAACATGTACAATAGAAAGAAAATTGTACAAACTAGAATTAACTACGAACCTGTAGAAATAGTATTTCATGACGATATGGCAGGACTAACAACTTTACTATGGGAAGCATATTTTAGATACTATTATCAAGATGGAGAATATACTAGATTAAACTCTGATGGTAGTTCTAACAACAATCCTGCGGCTTTTAGAAATACACCAGTAAGAAATATTCCTGCATCATTTAATTACAGATACGGTTTAGATAAAGGAAATAAAACACCTAGTGTTCCATTTTTTAATAGTATAACAATAAATCAGTTACATACAATTGATACTAAAAGGAAGCATACATCTATAACATTATTAAATCCTATGATACAAACATTTAATCATGATAGAGTTGAATACGGTGCTAATGACTTTATGAAAAACACTATGCGTGTTCAATACGAATCTGTAATATATGGACGCAACAATACACGAGAAGACACACCATCAGGATTTGCAAATATTGCACACTATGATAAACAACCTAGTCCTTTAGGAAATGTTACTCCATCTAATGGTTTAGATTTAACTTGGAGTGTTATTTTTAATAATGAAAGCGTTGATCCAAACTTCTTTTTTTTAAACAATAGATTTCAAATCACAGACAGATTAGGATTACCTAATATAGAAAGTATATTAAGTGATCCAGAAGGAAATAGTTTGATAAATGAAATACTAAGTAGTTTAGTATTTGGAGTAACAAATAATAGTTTTCCAACCACAGGCGGTAATGCAGGAACCGTCAATGCAGATGTATATAGGAATACATTAATAGAAAATTCTAATGCAAATAGAGCCCAAAGATATGTGCAGTTATTGTCTAATCAACAACTATTAGACGATACATCATTTGCTACCGTATACAGAGACGAATTATTACAAAACGGATTTTCAGGAGATTTTAATAGTCAAAAAGCTGAATGGGATAGTTTAAGCAGATCTGCAAAAAATGTTTATAATCAAAAGGTATTAAATGCACTATGAGTGGAATAGAAAATATTAAAAAGAAAGACTTAGTAAAAAAGTTTTTTGACAATTATAATAGTAAAGATATAAATTATAATGCAAACGAAGTAGATGCAACTATTGGCTTTTTTGTAAATAGAAATTTTGATAGTGGTAGTGCTATAAACATTGCAAGTATTTTATTACAACAAGCAAAAAAAGATAAAGTTGATATCTATCAATTGCTAGATACATTAAAAGGAATCGAAGAAATTCAATTAAGTACTATTGTAGCAAAAATTATGAACAGCAATAGAAGTAATTTAAGTCTTTTAGGAATTAAAAGATCTCTAGCACAAAATACAATTGAGTCTCGTAATATTATATACTAATGGCAAAATATGCACAAGGAAAATATACACTTAAAAATCCTGAAAAATATGTAGGTGGACGTAATCCTACATATAGGAGCAGTTGGGAATTTGCTTTTATGCGTTTTTGCGATATGAACGAAAATGTTAGTAAATGGGCAAGCGAGGCAGTAAAAATACCTTACAGAAATCCATTTACAGGAAAGTATACAATTTACGTGCCTGATTTTTTTATTGTTTACGAAGATAAAAAAGGTAAACAAAATGTTGAATTAATTGAAATTAAACCAGCTAATCAAACATTCAAAGAAAATCTAGGACGTAATAAAAATAATCAAGCACACTATGTTTTAAATCAAGCAAAATGGGCAGCAGCTAATGCATGGTGTAAACAGCAAGGCATAAAATTTAGAGTTATTAATGAGGGTGATATTTTTCATAAAGGAAACAGGAAATGACCTCATTAAAATGTTGGTATTTAAATAACGGTATGTATATGGATCATACCTTAGAAGGGTATAGGGTTTTACCTTGTTGCCAATATAAACATGTAGATGAATTTTATAGTGTTGATACTCCAGACAAAATACATGATCATTTTTTTATGGACTCTATTAAACAAGATTTTGCAAATGGAATAAAACACGAAGGTTGTGAAATTTGTTGGCATAATGAAAGTATGGGTATAAATTCAAAAAGATTAGCAGTTAAATTATGTGAATCACAACAAATAGGTCAACATCAAAATTGGGATATTCGTTTTGGTAATTTGTGTAATTTGAAATGTGTAATGTGTCAACCTCATTGTAGTAGCAAATGGTATGAAGATATAGATGTTTTTACAAAACATAGAGGTGGAATAGATGTAATAGAAAGTATAAGAAAAAAGCCTAAATTTGATTGGGATTATGTAAAAAAACATGCACCTAATAATGCGCATAGAATTTATTTTGCTGGTGGTGAACCATTATATGACAAAGAAGTTTTTGAATTTGTTAAGTATCTTAGCGAATTTAGTTGGAATAGAAAATATACAAATATAACATTTAATACAAATGGTATAAGTTACACAGATAAATGGCACGAGTTATTAAAAAAATTTACCGTTGTTCCTACAATGATTGTAAGTATAGATGGAATAGGAAAAGTAGATGAATATATTAGATATCCTACTGATTGGGAAATAAAAAGAAAGCAATCAAAATTAATTAAACGGTGTAATTTAAAATTATCTTATAATCTAACAATAATGGCGTTAAATTTTCCTAATGTAGGTGAAGTTATTAGAAAGTTTAATCCTGGTTTAAATACTTTAGTGCATCCTAATTTTTTGCATATTAATAGTTTAAAACCTAATGTAATTTACCGTGTAAAAAAAACAAAGCGTAAACATCCATATGTTGCAGATTTAATCAAAAAACATAAATTTAATGAAGAAGGAAATGAAAAAATGAAAAAGTACCTTTCTGATTTAGATCAAACAAGAGGCACAGATAGTAAAAGAGTTTTACCGTGGTGCTGGGAGTAGATAAATAATAGTAGTATTTAATGGACTATTATCATGACAAAAAAACTAGAAGATTTACTCAATCTACCTGACAACAAAGAACCAGATAAAAACCCTGTTGAAAATGTTCCTTCTAACGAAGATACATTTAGAGACATAGCCGAACTAGATAAAATTAATTCTGCATTACCTGCTGTAAAAGGTTTAGGTGAAATGGCAGATAAAGAATTAAACGAAGTTGCAGACAAAGCTATGCAAGCATATGAAGATTTGATGGATCTTGGTATGAATGTTGAAAGTAGATATTCAGGTAGAGTATTTGAAGTTGCAGGTACTATGTTGAAAACAAACCTAGATGCTAAAGTTGCAAAATTAGATAAAAAACTCAAAATGGTAGAACTGCAACTTAAAAAAGAAAAAATGGATAGAGATAATAATAGTACACCTGATGGAATGATAGAAGGTGAAGGGTATGTTGTTACTGATAGAAATAGTTTACTTGAGCGCCTAAAAGGCATGGATAAAGATAAATAGTATTATAGTTTAGGAAATCACAATGAAAACATTTGCAGAATACTTAGTAGAGTCAGAAAAGGTGTATAGTTTCAAAATCGGTGTTGCCGGAGAATTACCAGAAGGTTTTGAAGGTGCATTAGAGACTTCATTAAAAAAGTTTGGGGTTAAAAATATGACTCCTGGTAAAAAAACACCTATACAGGAACGTCCATTAGACTTTCCACAATTAGAAAATGTAGACGTAACATATTATGAAGTTGATTTACATTATCCTACTACAAGTCAAGTTTTACAAGAGTACGTAGGACAATGTTGTAACATTAGTCAAAGTCATGTCATTGTTCGTAATCCTAACGAACCTCAAGAGCTATATCAACAAGAAAAAGACGAAACAGAGTACACTGCAAAACTCACCGTTGAAGATATGGGCGGCGAAAGTGCTCAAGATCAAGTAGGCACTGCAAAAGTTATGGATTTACTTAAAGAGTTAGAATCGGCTCGCAAAGAAAGATCTAACAATTATATTGGCGATGCTCCAGTAGGAGAAAGCAAAGACATTGGGGATAATGAAAATAGTAAGGCGGTATTATCATGAGCAATAAAGAACAATTAAATGAAGTAGCCCCACTAGTTGCAGCATTAATGGGTGCATTAGTTGGTATGGGTTTAGAAAGAAACAAAGCTCAACAGGCAGCTCAACAAGCAGTAGCCGATGCAGGAGCAGGAGACGGCGCAGCAGGCGCAGCACCTGCAAATGCACAACCAGCAGCACAAGCACCACAAGGTGATGATTATAATCAAACAATGAGACGTGGTAGCAGAGGTGAAGGTGTTAAACAACTACAACAAGCATTAGGAATGCGTCAAGTAGACGGTATATTTGGACCTGCTACAGAACGTGCGGTGCGTACATTTCAGCAAAATTCAAATATAAAAGTTGATGGTATAGTAGGTCCAGAAACTAGAGCAAAAATAGCTCAATATGCCGCAGCAGGAGATGATGATCCGGCAAGATCTCCGTCACCAACAGAAGGAGAAAATAAGTCAAATAAAGATGTAACAAACGAAGCTGTATCATTTGATGTTGAAGATTTAGTAAGACTAATGCAACTTGCTGGCGCAGATAACGCAAAAGCAGTCGATGCAGATGATATTAATCCTGGTCCTAAGCCTTGTCCAATTTGTGGTAAAATGCATGGGCCAAGTCAACCATTAGGCGGCTGCGGCGCTAAATCAGATGAACCAGAAATGGGCGATATGATACGTATGATTTCAGCAGAAGAAGAAGAATTAGATGGTGATTTCCAAGATGCTTCAACTGAACCAGATGAAGAATATGCAAACGATGTAAGTGCAAGTATTCCAGCAGGAAACGACTTACACAAAAAGAAAAAAGCATATCCAGCAGTTGACGGCGGTGACAACCCAATGACAGCCGAAAACTTAGAAGCAAAAATAAAAGAATATTTGAAAAAATAAAAACTCCCCCCAGAACTCAATAGCGTCTTAGGACGCTATT